GAAAAGAGCCGAACGGTTGGCAAAACTTGGTATCCAATATATTGATTGTGGCACTAGCGGCGGTGTTTATGGTTTGGATCGTGGATACTGTCTTATGGTTGGTGGCGGAAATACTGCGGTCGCCACTTGTGCGAGCATTTTTGATGCCCTCTCTCCAGGAATCAACGCTGCCCCGAGGACTCAGTTTGACACACCTCTAACCTCCGCAGAGTTTGGTTGGTTGCACTGTGGTGGTCCAGGTGCAGGGCATTTTGTGAAGATGGTTCACAATGGCATAGAGTATGGTATAATGCAGGCATATGCCGAAGGATTTAATATTATTAAAAATGCAAACGCAGGTGCAAAGTATGTCAGGGAAGGAGATGCTGAGGTTGCTCCAATGGCAGACCCGGAATCTTATTGCTATGATATTGACGTTGCTGAGGTTGCTGAGTTATGGCGTCGTGGTAGTGTTGTTGGTAGTTGGCTTCTTGATCTTACCGCTGATGTTCTACGGAATGATGGTCAACTTAAACAGTTCTCTGGTGGGGTTTCCGACAGTGGTGAGGGTCGTTGGACTGTTTCTGCCGCTGTGGACCTTGGTGTACCCGCTCCTGTCATTACTACTGCCCTTTTTGAAAGATTTAATTCACGCAACTTGGGCACTTTCGCATCCAAGGTTTTGAATGGTATGCGATATATGTTTGGGGGACATCACGTAAGATGAAACATGCATTGATTTTAACCTTATGTTTTCTTCCCCTTGCGGTTATCTACATAGTAACGAAGCTATCACTTTGGTTAACTGAAAGTTTATCTGAAATCAATTATGTCAGAGAAGATTCCAAACGAGAACATGGACCTTATTTGGAAGACTCGTATGGAGATATTGATGAAAAAGAAGAGGATTATTGAGACAAAGGAAATAATTGACAAATCTATATGGGACTGGTATTTTGAGAGGGGAATGCAAGTTCCGAATTGGAGAATGAATAAAGACCCACAGTGGTGGATTGATTATCTTAATGAAATTGATGGAAAAAATGATATCATCGACGACACCTTATAAGATGGCGGAAATCATTAGAGATACTTGGCCAAATCTTTATAGAAAACCAAAAAATAATAATACCATAAGAAAGTTAAACAATGAACGAATATTGGATAGTGATAGAAAATAGGACAGGGAGAGTTATAGCACATTGTGGTGATATTAATGACGCAATAATGTTAGTTTCTTTTGCTCCAAATAAACGTTCTTATAGCAGACATCGATTCTTGATGGATCAAGTTATTGACATTACTTTCACTACTGATAAACAACTTCCTGGGAAGCAGGGGTTGCCTGCTGGAAATGTCAATAAAATTAATCCCGAGATAATTCGACTTAATGAAGGTGAAGGGCAACCTGTAATTGTATGAGTAAGTTTAAATATTCTAATGACCCTCCAGATTCTAAATGTCCCTATTGCAAAAAATCAGGAAAACCTTGTTCTTATGTTGATAGTATGGCAAGAGCATATGCAAGAGGTTCTTGTAAGAAAATAAATAATGATAAGTTGCAGTAATTTATGGAACTTTTTCACTCTCCCCAAGAATACTTGTTTAATCTATACACGACAAGTCCAGGTGAAGCAAGGAGAATGTGGAAAAAAAAGATAAAAGAAAAATGGAAAAATAAATGTGCGTATTGTGAGTCTGCGGACAATTTAACAATAGATCACGTTATACCACAATCAAGAGGTGGAAGTGATTTTATAGGCAACGTAATTTGTTGCTGCGAACAATGTAATAAGTCAAAATCCCATCAAGATTGGGAAGATTGGTTCTCTAGGCAAGAGTTCTTTACTATTGACAAAAAGAATGCTATTATTGATTGGACACAATTTTCGCAAAAGAAAGAATTGTATAGATATAAACCAAGAAAAAACAATGCTTCTTAGGTAATATACATTTCTATTTTTTCAAAATTTATTATTTAAAATAAAAGATATGAATTTTACAGTTTATTCTAAATCGGGTTGTCCTTTTTGTGAAAAGATTAAAACAGTTCTTACTGAATTGAAATCTAAGAAGGGTTATGATGTAAGTTTTTATGAATTAAATACTGATTTTAATAGAGAAGAATTTTATAATAAATTTGGACAAGGTTCTACATTCCCTCAAGTAATTCTTAACGAAAAACACATTGGAGGATGCACGGATACTGTTAAGTATTTGATGGAAGAAAAAATGTTTTAATATGACCATAAATAATTTTGAAAACCACGGTGTGGACCGTGGTGTTGAATTAATGCTTCGTAGGAGGAAAGAAAAAGACCAGCCAAAATTGGATGTGCAAAAGTTCAATTTTTTTAAGTTGTTTTCTTTCCTAAAGAGAGATTTTCAAATTAAAATTGAACTTAGTGTGAAAAAAAAGTAAGTCTCTCGGAGAAGAAAAATGTTAGCATCAGAAATTGCCATTTTTTCCCTTTTAAGTTTTTTGTTTTTAATTGTTGGAGGTATAGTTGGTTGGTTGACTCGAAATCATGTATATGAGAATCAAGTTAGGCAAGTTTACGTTCATCCAGAAATGTTTGATGACAATGGTAATATTATTCCTGATGAAATTTTAGCAGTAAGATTTGAAAACGATTATGACAGTATCAGCGACGAAGACGAAGAAGAGGACGACTAGTACTTCTTCTCAGGTGGAAAAATTGCCACCAAATCCTTTTGCATTTGAAGTTTTGCAATTGGTATCAAAGCAAAGGTCGAAAGAAAAGAAAGTAGAAATTCTTAAAGAGCATGAAGATCCTTCTCTTAAAGCAATTTTTATTTGGAACTTTGACGAGTCTGTAATCTCCCTTTTACCTGAGGGAGATGTTCCTTACTTTGGGGACAACACGGTGAAAACATCTACAATTTCCGAAAGAATTGAAGATGCTGTTTCTAAAATGGATTCAAGTGGTTCCATTGGTGCCGTTGACCAAAAATATTCTACAATTAAAAAAGAATATACAAAATTTTATAACTTTATTAAAGGTGGAAACGATTCCATGAATGGAATTAAGAGAGAGAATATTTTTATTAATATTCTCGAAGGAATTCATCCACTTGAAGCAGAAATCCTTTGTTTAGTTAAAGATAAAAGACTTCAAGAAAAGTATAAAATTACTAAAGAAATTGTATCTGAAGCATATCCAGATATTAAATGGGGTGGTAGAAGTTAATTATTAGGAGGACTAATCATGATGGTAATACATAAAGACTGCAATCCATCATTAGCAAAAGATAAGAGTCTTCCTATCAATTCTTATATTGTTTCTTATATTTTAAAAGATATAAACAAATACGATATAGTTCAGGCTGGTTCTTTTGTTGAAGTATTTGATACTTACTACGACGAGTATGGAAAAGGTAGTATACAGTCTATAAAATGGACTGAAGGGCGAGTAAGTCCAAAAGTTTATGGATATGTTCCAAAAGATAACAAAAAGAAAAAATAGTATCATATTTTACAAAAATATTTGTCTATATAAGTCAATAGGTCTATAATGACCTTACGTTCATCCCTTGGGACGGAAGTAAGCCGACTCGGAACGGATCGTTCATCTATGGAAGCACTTTTTTTAACCTGCATTCAAGCAAATTTTATTATTAGTAGAGTGATTAAACACCCAGAATTAACTCTTCATCAGAAGAATGATATTGTTTGGGAATTAAAGCAGATAACAAAAAAAGGATGTTTTATAGACGCAAAAGCCGACTGAAGGAACGCTCTTTAACTTAAAAAACTAAGGAGAAAACCTAATGTCTAAAGTAGTATATCGTGGCGTTGAATACGATACGCAAAAGCGTTTAGAGTATCAACAGCAAATGATGCAGCAAACTCAACAATACGATGAAACATATCGTGGTGTTAAGTTCGTAAAAGAGGGGCATAAGTGATGAAAAAACTTAATGCACTTCAACTCATTAAAGAAAAAAAACAAAAAGAAGACCGCCAATACCAAGCACAACTAGCACACTTAGTTGGAGCAAAGTAATGGGACAAGTTATAGTTTCTACTACTGCTGCTATTGCACTTACAACTATCTTATTGTCAGTGTATATACAATGGTTGTATAAGTAATGAATTATAATTACCACTGGGATGATGCGGATAAAGACAATAGACCACCTGCTTGTTATCAATTAACATATAGGGGATGTAAGTATTGGTCTTGTTATAGAATACATCTTCGAGAGTGGTTTGAGAAGATATTGGAAATCAAATCAATTTATAACAAGGGGGGTTGACTGCCCCTCTTTTTTTTCGTATAATCATAGAAGAGATTACCCAACTAATGGACAAAGACAAATTAAAACTTATAGTCCGTAATCTTGAGTTATTGATTGACTCGCTAAAAGCAGAAGTGTATTCTGATGTTTCTGCTTATACAATTGAAGAAAAGCCACCAAGGCATTTAGATTACGACGAAGTATTTGAAGATGACGATGACTAAAAGAGCAAAAAAACTTGTAAAAATGCTCGAACGTTTGTTAAAACAGGAACATCTTTATTCTGATGAACAAATTAAAGAAATAAAAGCACAATTAAAAACCGTAAAAGAAGAAATTGTGCGATTGGAAGAACAAACATCAAAGGGATTTAAAAAAGTAAAATAATTTTATGAAACAAATTGTTAAACTAATTTCTGTCACTCAAGGTGCAGGAGAACTTGCAGGAAAATCTGCACAAGAAGTGATTACCTACAATGCTCGTGTAAGTAATCCAAATAATCAACTTAAATTTGATACTGCTGCTGGACTTCTTCGGTATTGTATTAAACAAAATCATTGGTCTATTTTTGAGCAAGCAGATATGACTCTTGAGATTAATACTACTCGTGGTATTGCAGCTCAGGTGCTTCGTCATAGGTCGTTTACATTTCAGGAATTTTCACAACGATATGCAGACACTAAACTTCTGACTGATCTCCCTGAGGTCCCTGAACTTCGTAGGCAGGATGAAAAGAATCGTCAGAACTCAACGAATGATCTTGATGAGCATGTAAGGGAAAAGTTTGAAGGGATGATTGAGCAACACTTTGAAGAGGCACAACGTCTGTACGATAAGATGCTTGATGCAGGAGTTGCAAAGGAATGTGCAAGGTTTGTGCTTCCGCTCTCAACCCCCACTAGAATTTACATGAAGGGATCTGTAAGGTCATGGATTCATTATATTGACCTTCGTTCTGCTCATGGAACTCAAAAAGAACATATGGATATTGCAGAAGCAGCACGATGTGTCTTTATCTGCCAGTTTCCTGATATTGCTAAAGCACTTGGTTGGGAACCAGAAAATTGTCCAGATTGTAATGATGCTCCCTCTATTACAATAGAATAAATATTTTAGTAATAATTATACACAAATGCCTACATATAGATTTGAAAATACTGAAACAGGAGAAATTTTTGAGAAATGGATGTATATGGCAGAAAAAGAACCATTTCTCGAAGAAAATCCCCATTTAAAAGCACTCATTCCAACTCAAATGAATGTTGGGGAAGTTGGTGATTTGTTAAGTAAGCACGTAAATAAAAACCCAGGTTGGAACGATGTTCTAAGAAAGGTTTCTAAAGTTCCAGGTTCAAACGTAAAACCAATTTAATCTATGGCAAGAAAAAGAAGAAACAACGGCGAACAACCAATTGGTGTTGGATTAACCGCTAAACAAATGAAGAGGAAAAAACCAATCAATTTTGAATATTTGATTGACATTGACCCTCTTACGGAAAATCAAAAAAAATTATTTGAGTCTTATGCCGAAGGAAAACATATTGTAGCTTATGGAGCTGCAGGTACAGGAAAAACTTTCATCACACTCTATAATGCTCTTAAAGATGTTTTAAGTGAACATAGTCCATATGAACAGATTTATATTGTTCGCTCACTAGTGGCAACTCGTGAGATTGGATTTCTACCTGGAGATCACGATGACAAGTCTGCCCTTTACCAAATTCCATATAAAAATATGGTAAAGTATATGTTCCAAATGCCATCTGATGCGGATTTTGAGATGCTGTATGGTAATTTAAAAACTCAAGAAACAATTAAGTTTTGGAGTACATCATTTCTTCGTGGATCTACATTAGATAATTCTATTATTATTGTTGACGAATATCAAAATTTGAATTTCCATGAATTAGATTCTATTATTACCCGTGTTGGAGAGAATAGTAAGATTATGTTTTGTGGAGACGCTACTCAGTCAGATTTAGTGAAGACTAATGAGAGAAATGGGATTAGTGATTTTATGAATATTATTCGTAAAATGCCTTCTTTTGATATTGTTGAATTTGGTGTAGATGACATTGTTCGTTCTGGACTTGTCAAAGAATATATTATTGCAAAAATGGAAGCAGGTCTTTAATGTTTAAACATGTTGAGTTGAATCTTCCTAAACTTGATAGGGAGACAATTGATGGTATTCGATATTATAAAGTTCCTGATGCAGAAGAACTCATAAGACTTGTTTCTATTACATCAGTGACTAGTTTTAAAAATCGCCAGTTTTTTGCAAACTGGCGTAAAAAAGTTGGTGAAGAGGAAGCAGACAAGATTACTAGACAGGCAACTAGTCGAGGCACAGATATGCATACTCTAGTTGAACATCTTTTGAATAATGATACTCTCCCCCAAGTTCAGCCTTTGTCTGAATTTTTATTCAAAATCGCTAAACCAGAATTAAATAAGATAAATAATATTCATGCTCTCGAAAGTTCCCTTTACAGTAAAGTTTTAGGGATTGCCGGTACAGTTGATTGCATCGCTGAGTATACAGGAAAAAACAATATTCCAGAATTATCTATAATTGACTTTAAAACTTCCAAAAAACCAAAGCCAGTAGAATGGATTGAACACTATTTTGTTCAATGTGCTGCGTATGCTTGTATGTTATACGAACTTACTGGTATAATGGTAAAGAAGTTTGTAATCATTATGTCCTGTGAAAATGGAGAATGCGTTGTTTATGAAGAATACGATAAAGCAAAATACATCAAACTACTTACCGAATACATTAGAGAGTTTGTTAGAAATACCCTTAAGCAGTATGAATAGTCAGGTTAGAGATGAAATCAACAAAAGATTTCTGTGCCCACAGAAATTTGCTCAAGAGATAGAGAACATTGTAAAAGTATCAAAAATTAATTACATTGATGCCATTGTTCATTATTGCGAAGAAAATAATGTAGAAGTTGAGACAATTTCTAAATTGGTTTCAAAACCACTAAAAGAAAAATTAAAAAATGATGCTATTGAATTAAATTTTTTGAAAAAAACTACTAGAGCAAAATTACCATTGTGACACCATTTGAAGTATATAAAAATTACTTAGCATTTAAAAATCATTTTACAAAAGAAAATTACGATTATTTTAAATATTGTGGAAAGTCCAGAGCTTCTCTGGACTCTTTTCATAAGAGAAAGGATAGGTATTTCTTTGAAAGGACTTCAAGACAAAAATCTGATGAAGAAATAAAAGCATATTTTGTTGCAAATTTTGTGGATTGTTCTGATCCTCAATCTCTTTGGATTGGAGAAATCATCGAAAATGGAGAAAAAGTTTTCAATGAATGGGTAAAAAGAAATCAAAGTCTTGCCTATTTGTTTAAGACTGAAGTAGAAGTTTTTGTTATTGATAAAGATAATTTGGAAAATTTATTTAAACAAAAACCTAATCAGCATCCAGAACTTCTAAAAAAATACTTACAGAAAGCAATAACATTGGAAACAATGGTTATATTTGACATGGTATTTGATTACGTTAAGAGATTTGATAAAAAAATGGATGACCCAGTGTGGAATACCGTAAGTTTGAGGATTAGAAAATATAAACCTTTCCTAAATATTGATGTGGCAAAATACAAAAAAATTCTAAAGGAGATTGTGTTATGAGTAGATTTTTTGATTCGGAAGAAGTCAGAAAATCTTTAAAGGAACTTGATTTCCTTCAGGATAGAATTTTTAATGAACTCCTAATGCTTCCATTTTTTGATAATGATAGAAAGAAAGAACATCTAGAAATAATGAAGGAGTTTTTGGAAAAACAAAAACTTTTTGTTTTTAGGATGTCCTTATCTGATGACCCAGAAGTTTTAGAATTAAAAGAGAGAATGATTGAATCTGCTAAAATTTTTGGAATGAAAGATAATGAAACACTGCAAGATTTTTTTGTAAAAATGGAGCAGTCAATTAAAAATCTGGAAAAAACCCTTGACACCTGACCTCTCATTTGCTACGATATACAAGTAACACACGTTTAATGCGACTTACACATTTAATACGGAGAATACGAATGTCTTTTGCTGATCTTAAAAAGCAATCCAAAATGGGTTCCCTCACTGAGAAACTCATTAAACAAGTAGAAAAACTGAATGATTCTGGTTCCAAAGATGACGACCGTTTTTGGAAACCTGTAATGGATAAGAGCGGTGTAGGTTCCGCAGTTATCCGTTTTCTCCCTGCCCCAGAAGGTTGTGAACTACCTTGGGCACAAGTATGGTCTCACGCATTCCAAGGTCCTGGTGGTTGGTTAATCGACAACTGCCTGACTACTCTTGGTCAGCAATGTCCTGTTTGTGAAAAGAACCGTGTTCTATGGAACTCTGGTTCTGACCGAGATAAAGAAGAAGCACGTAAGCAGAAGCGTAAGCTTTCTTATTTCGCAAACATTTATGTTGTTCGTGATCCTGCTAATCCCGACAATGAAGGTAAAGTTTTTCTTTATAAGTTTGGTAAGAAAATTTACGATAAGATTCTTGCCTCAATGCAACCTGAATTTGAAGATGAAACTCCCATCAATCCTTTTGACTTCTGGACTGGTGCTAACTTCAAATTGAAACTTGTAAAGAAAGATGGTTATTGGAATTATGATAAGTCCGAGTTTGCATCTCCTTCTGCTCTTCTTGATGGAGACGATGATGAACTGGAACGCATCTATAAGTCTCTGAATAACCTGAATGATTTTGTTGATCCTAAAGAGTTCAAGTCTTATGATGATTTGAAGAAGCGTCTTGATTATACCCTTGGTCTTCGTGGTGTTCCTAAAAATCAAGATCCCGAGGTTGTTGCTGAAGAGGAAGAATGGGAACGTGAGCGTCGTGGAGAAACTACTTCTTCGGTAAGTTCAGTTTCAGAAACTAAGTCTTCTTATCAATCTGATGACGAAGATGATGATGATGCTCTGAGTTATTTCCAAAAACTCGCTGAATCATGATAAAATACTTTCCTCTTTTTATTCTTTTAATTGTTTCTACTCCAAGTTATGCTATAACATGGAAAGAGTTTTGGGAACCATTTAATAATGGATATTATCCCAATTCTTATAGGTATAGACAAACAAGAATATTTGAGGTCTGTAAAAAGGAAATCTATCGTGAACAATACGTGCCAGGGGATATATATTCTCCTGGTTATGTCAAAAAATGGAGAGAAATAATAGAAGTTCCTTGTAGATAAAACTCCCATTATGGGAGTTTTTTTTTATATATTTGAAATATTGGGATTACTTGTTCTTTTATTTTTATTGTTTATATACTGAGAATTTTTATCATATCTCATTGCTTTTCTAAAATCCTCAATAAATGCAGGTAAATATTCTTTTCTCAATAAAAGGATTTTTCTTTTTTTCTCGTTTTCAGCGACTTCATATTCGTAATTAGACACTTCTTTTATTGAAGATATTTTTTTGACTTCTCTCGTGTCAATATCAAAAAAAATTAATTCTTGTGTTGTTGATATTTGTATGGTTAGTCCAGGTATTGGGGTAGACATTTTTATGCTTGTGGAGTAAATACTAATTCTGAAATTATTTCCCCGTTTACTTCTTTTTTAACTATTTTATATAGATAATCTGGAATATTTATATATGTATCTCCTATTCCATCTCCTATTTCTACGTTTACTGTTCCGCTTCTTGTCTTTACATTTAATGAACCTCCCCAACTAGCAGGCCAGGGAGATAATGTGTTAGTTATGTTTATTTCATATGAATTTTCTCTTCCCTGAATAAACAAAGAAGATGATTTTATTTTTATATCATTTATTTTTATTTTTCCTATAAAATTTCTTCCGGGGATTTCTAAAACTTGATTCAAATTTATTTTTACTTCTTTGTTTAAATTTGAATCTTGATATTGGGGAAGAGAATATGTTCCTTGACCTTCTTCTGTTAAAAATGTTCTGGTGAATCCACTATCAACTTGCAATCCTCCATCTAAGATTACTCTATTATATTGATCCTTTAATTCTATTGTTTCATAGTGGTGAACTTCACCTAATGCCTCTTCGGATCCATATTTGTCCAGTAAATATTTGTATAAACTATTATTGTCTAGAGGCCATTGTTCATTTATATTTGTTATATTGTTTGTGGTTAAAACAACCCAATCTAATTCTGAATTATTATATGCTTTATTCGCTATTGTATCTGGTCTTTCCCCATCTTTTATATAATATGGAGTAAATGCTGTTATATTGTTTAAAATATTATTTTTTACTTTTGCTCTAGAAAATATATTTTTAGACAGCACATAATCTTTATTTGATGTTTTATCACTAAATGGAGAAATATATTCTATGTTTGGTAATTCGTTAAAATAGCTCATCTTAGAATCCTACAGAATCGTTTGAAACATTATTGCTAGTAGAATAATCCGTATTATATATTGGCTCCAATTCTGAAAATGACATATTAATAGTGACTGAAGCTGGTTGCCCCTGTTCATATGATGCCCACATTCCATCTGGAGCATAATCAACAGCGAATCCAGTTAAAGCGCAAGTTTTTATTTTATTTACTCCTTTCAATTCATTAATACCATCATACTTATATTGTAATTGAAAAACATTAGGAGTTCCAAGAAAAAAGTTGCTTCCAGAAGAACTCTTTCTCGCACTCATACCTTGTTTGAAAAATCTTAAGATATTTCTAACTGCCCTTGCCTCTGTGCTACTTCTTGGACTTAATCTATACGCAAATGCAAATTGCCTTAATTGTGGACCAGTAAATAGTAATTCTAAATTAGAATTTGGTATTATTCCAAAACCTCTAGATAGAATTGATTCTGGTGGTATTTCATACCCAGCAGCCCCAGCAATTGTTGAAACTAATCCAGCACCCGCCGAAGTTTTTACATTTTTGTTTGTAAAGTTTTGTAGTAGTTTTAAAAGAACCATCGCTGATGTTAATTGAGAACCATTAATTGGTGCTCCTGCTATGTTAAGACCTTGCCCACCAAGAAAAGCACCTAGATATTCTGGCATTCTTGACGCAACATCGGATCCAACAGCAGCATTTAACGCACTCATTTCATCTCCTCCCCATCCCACATTATTTGAATCTGATACTCTATTAGGCATGGGAAGAATTACTTTTCCTAATAGTGTCTTTTGGTAATCAATTCCTCTAGTTAATCCGTCATTAATTATTCTGTTAAAATTATCAATTACATTATCGGGATCTTTAGGTTTGAAAATATCATTTTGTGGGGCTTGATATCTATATTGTGAAATTGACAGAGTATCTTGTCTTTTATCTAATAAATCAATTGGATATTTTAATAAGAAGTTAGCAAATAGTTCTCCTTCGTTACCATCAAATCCTCCAGCGATTTCATCTGCAGATGATAGTGGATCTTGTATTAAACCTATAATTTGCTTAATTTGATCAATGGGATTTAATGAAGTTATTGGAGTTGCAGAGGATATTGGAGTGGTAGTGCTTCCGGTCAATTGAACATTATTTACTCCCGGTGTATTGGTAAATGAACTTGTATTTTGGTTTGCTCCATTTATTAAACTGGATCTATATTGATTTAATGGTAATGTAAAGTTAGTTGAAAAATAAGTATTTAAATTATTTTTTGTTGTTGTTCCTGCGGGAATAGATTTTAGAAATGCATCTTGATCTGTAATTTGCCAATTATTTCCACTATCTGTAGATGCTATTTTTTTATTTCCATTAACAACATCTATTGAATATAATTCTGCGTTTCCTGTTTGGGAATTTACCGAAATTTGATAATCAATTCCATTTACATTGAATCGATTATTAGTATATGAGTTATTTTGGCCTAATGACCATCCTGCTGGTATTGCCATTTATGGTGCGTCCCAAACTTTCGTTTTAAATACTGGTTGTCCTCTTTTATCAACAAATCTTTCAGTCGGTAATAATGAAACTTCACCCCACTCTTTTTCTGGAACTTTAAAAAAATCAGATACAATTCCAGAGAAAAGATATTTATGCAATGTTTTTTTAGGTGCGTTTACGATTCCATTTTTATTTAGATAAGAATTTGCAACTCCTGCTCTATATTGTGGATTTAAGTAATGTAGGTTGGATCCGAGAAACCAACCACCTCTCGGATTTACTTCTATAATATAAGAAAGTGGTTGTCTATCCCAATATTGATATCTTTGTGGATATGCAGCCGAATACATAAAAAATACTAAATCACCAGGTATTATAAAATTTGTATCGAGTTCATTTATATTTTTGTTTTGATAATTTTGCAATTCATTCATTAATGAATTTGTCCACCAACTAGTACTTCTATATTTTTTTCCTGCTTGCTTTTTAATTTCTTCTGCAATCATTTTACTTCTATTCCTAATTCTTTTTCAGTAAAGATTCTAAATTCATAATTTCTGTCTTTACAATATTCTCTGGCTGCTTTCCATTTTGCTTGATTTATTGACCAAGTTTTAACTTTATATGCCCAAGATTTTGTTTTTTTCTTGGGGTTTGTTTCTGGCATTTTTAAATCTTTTTGTGGCTTAACTTCTATTATAATTATCTTTCCCTTATACTTAACATAAAAGTCTGGAAAATATCTATGCACTTTTCCATCTATTGGTGAAACATATGGAATAAAAAATTCTTCGGACCTCCATTCATTCACACCCTCATTGAGGTCGCAATAATTCATAAACTTTAACTCATATGATGACCGATAAACAATGTTTGTCGGATCGCCTTTGTACTTTTCTGGAAATCTAGGCTTAAACTTTCCTTGCTTGTAATCAGGCATACATAGTATAGATACTCAAACTATTTATTTAAATGGCAGGAGAGAATCCAGAATTAAGAAAAAGTGGATACCCAGAAATTGGTCCTCTTTATATTAAGACCACGGAAGCAAGGACTGATGGAGAAGCACGCCTTCCTGGTGCTCTGGAGATTTTTGGTAAATTATCTCTTAGTAGTCAATTTAAAGTTGCTCTTCATTTAACTAGCGGTGGAACTGGAGATGTTTTAAGTAGTTATTTGACTAGATTAGGATTAACTAATCAAGCGGAAAAAAATGAGTATTATAATTTTTACTGTGCAGAAACTACTTTGCCTGGAGCAACCTTTGATACGTTTGATGAATCTGGAAGTCGTCAGGGAGTAATTGAAAAGTTTCCATTAAAAAGAGTATATACTCCATTCACTATGACATTTTATGTTGACAATGATTATCGGTTAATTCGTTTATTTGAAGAGTGGATGAATTATATTAATCCAGTATATACTAACAATGGAATTTTTCCGGGAAGTGAAAGAGGACAAGGAGATGCAAAAAATACTACAGATTTTTTTAGATTAAGGTATCCAGACTCATACAAAAGAATTATTTCTGTTGTAAAATTTGAAAGAAATTTTATAAAGTATTCAAATCCATACACTAACACATTGAATGAAACTAACCGAGCAGGTCAATTAGGAAATGTGCCATCTATAACTTATAGAATGATAGATGCATTTCCAACAAATATAACAGGAATGCCAGTCTCATACGAAGGAAGTACAATATTAAAAACAACAGTTGAATTTAGTTATTCTAGATACGTTATTGAGAGAAATGCAGGAACTGGTCCAGGAGACTTCATTGGTGAAACCCTATCATAAATACTTGCAATGATTATAAAAAATTATGCCATTACCTAAAATTTCTACACCAACTTATGATCTTGAGTTGCCATCTAGTGGAAAAAAAATTAAATATCGTCCCTTCCTAGTAAAAGAAGAAAAAATTTTAATACTTGCTTTAGAATCACAAAATACTAAAAATATAACAAATGCAATTAAACAAGTTCTAAAAGATTGCATTATGACTAGAGGTATTAATGTAGAAGATCTTCCAACATTTGATATAGAATATATCTTTTTAAATGTTAGAGGAAAGTCCGTAGGTGAGTCGATAGATTTAATTGTGACCTGTTCTGATGATGGAGAAACACAAGTTCCAGTGACTGTATATGTTGATGAAATTAATGTTAAAAAGAATGAATCACATAATAGAGATATCAAATTAGATGATAAGTTAGTTTTGAGGATGAAGTATCCATCTCTGGATCAATTTATAAAAAATAATTTTGATTTTACTTCTGAGCAAAGTTCTTCAAACATAGATAAATCATTTGATATTATAACATCTTGTATGGATGTAATTTTTACAGAAGATGAAAGTTGGGCAGCGTCTGATTGCACTAAAAAGGAGTTGGTAGAATTTATAGAAGGAATGAATTCAAATCAATTCAAGTTGATTGAAAACTTTTTTGAAACTATGCCAAAACTTTCACATACCATTACTGTCGTAAATCCAAAAACTAAAGTGGAAAATACTGTAGAGCTTGAGGGACTTACAAGTTTTTTCGGTTGATTATGGCTCATATGGAACTTGAGTCATATTTCAAAATTAATTTTGCCTTAATGCAATTCCATAAATATTCATTGACAGAAATTGAAAATATGATGCCATGGGAAAGAGATATTTACTTGGCACTTTTACAACAACATATTGAAGATGAGAAGTTAAAACAACAACAGCAAAAGAATCACTAATGGCACTTAGTTCTGTTTTAACACCAGAAAAAATAACAAGAAACAAAAGAGCTACTTCAAAGGAAGCTCAAAGATTTATTTCTGGTGGAAATATTTTAGGAGATTCTGTTGTTGCTTCGGCTTCTAATAAAATAGTTGGATTTCAAAGAAATGCTGGGGTCAGACCATCTATACCCGACATCAATTCAATTATTAGCAGTATTTCTTCCAATATTGTCAATAATGTAAGTAATTCAATAAATACAAACTCCCAAGTTTTAAACAAAACAGTTGATGGGAAAATAGAAAACTTTAAAACTGAATTTTTACAAGTTATAAAAAATATTGAGAATAAAATTAATAGTATTAGTGAATTATCAGATAATAAAGTAGAGTTAATTAATTATATTAATGTAAAAAATGTTGAAAATAAACAAAACTTATTAAATGAAATTAAAGTAATTGAGACAAAAATAAACTCAAATAAGCAGGAATTAATTAATTATATTTCTAAAAATAATTTAGTAAATAAAGAACAAATAATTAAATTAATTACTGAGGATAAAAAAGAAGAATTAATACAACTAATAAATGAAAATAAAAGAGATATCGTAAATAACAAAGTAGAAATTATTGATTATATCAATACTACCATTTTACAATCAAACTTAGTTAAAAAAATTGATCAGTTAGAAACAACTATAAGTCAAGTTAGAAACGAAGTATCGCAAGTACAAATAACCACTCCGCCTCAACAAGGTTTTGGTGGAATGACTACCCAACTTAGGGAGACAGTTAAAAATATTAGAGAAAATGTAAATGAGACTTTAAATAAAACTATTACAAGTTTTACCACAAGTTATCGTAAAAAAATTGAGGAGGTTGATACTGCAAAACCGACTAATATACTTCAAAAGTTTATTGATGCATATAATACTGCATTTGGTTTTGCTCAGTTTTTTGGCAATAGAAAAAATATAGGAAAACTTAAAGAAAATTTAAATGCAATAAAAGAATCTTTTACTGAGAGTTTTTCTACTGCAAAAATATTACGTCAAGTTATTGTCAAAATAGTAAAACAATTATCAAATTTGCCGAAGGCATCTCCTTCTGGTGGAGGTGGATTTGATATTGATGTGGATATACCTGGACCAAAGATGAAACAATCTTTGCCCAGAAGTGCCCGTGGAATGGGAAAGGGTAAAATGCTTGCTATGGGCGCAGGAGCACTTGGACTTGGTGCTGCAGGAGCAGCAACAGTTAATGCTCTTGCAGATACTGGGCAGGTTCAACCAGTAGCGGCACAACCAATGATTCCTGGAAATGTTGTTGACCAGTTCAATATAATTGTTGATAGATTTACAAATGCTGTTGATAATTTAATAAAAGGAGCAACTGGAAATAAAAAAACACAGGCAATGGCAAAACCATCGGGCGGTGGCGGCGGTGGGGTGCCTTCTTCTGGTTCTCCCGGTGGAGGTACTTCTGGTGGAGGAACACCAGGAGGACCTGCAGATTTTTCTGGATCTGGAAATGAAGAAAAAGCTTTCAATTATTTTATTAGTCAGGGATATACCAAAGAACAAGCAGCGGGAATCGTTGGAAATCTAATGCAAGAAAACCGTGCATTAAATCCAACTGTGGCTAATTCTATAGGACATAAAGGTATAGCACAGTGGGATCCTAAAGATAGATATCCAAAGATGGTTGCATTCGCAAAATCAAAAGGATTGGATCCAAATACTCTTGAAGCACAACTTCAATTTGTTGAACAAGAATTAAAAACAGGGTCTGGTGGACTATCAAAAGGCAGATTGCAGGGAACAAAAAGCGTAGAGGAAGCTGCAGTACTGGTGAGAAAACAATATCTTAGACCTGGCGAAGCAGAGGCTATGGATTCCAATAGAATTAGATTTGGACAACAAGTACTATCCAAATATGGGGGTAAAGTACAACCAGGAAAGCCTGGAATTGATGGAAAGACTGGAGCACAGGGGAAAGATTCGATTTCTTCAACAACTACAATTGTTGAACCATCAAAACTTGTTCCTTCTGCTAAATCAACTACCGCTCAAGCAATATCACAGCCACCACCATCTCAAGCAGAACCTCAAGTTAATATCATGCCCATAGATATGACTGGAGGGCAACAACAATCTGCTTCGTCTTCTTCTCTATCTCCATCTCCATCCAAAAAAACACAAGGACCTTCAGTTCCATTTCTTCCTTCAGGTAATCCCGATAACTTTTTACTACTTTACTCAAAAATGGTTTACAATATAGTTGACGGATAATGGCAAAACAAGTATCTTCTCCACTAATTACTGCATTTAATCGTATAGGTAATTTGGGTGCATCTGCAAAGATGGCAAACAAATTGCAAAGTGATTTTTCTGGATTTTTACAGTTTTTAGAGATTCAACAATTACAGTTAGAAAAAGAAAAACTTCCATCTGATAAAAAAATAAAAGCACTTGCAAAATTAAACATTGCATCTACTTTTGGAAAACCAACTAATTTACTTACTTCTTTAGCAGGTGGTGCATTAGATGTTGCTGGATTTCTAGGGAATTTTTTCCCATCAAGGCAACCAAAGGAGGTTAAACCACCAAAACCAGTTGTAAAGGGTCCAAAGTTGAAATTGGGAGGAGTTAGAGCACTTGGTGTTGCTAACGCTCTCTTTGCTGGATTGGATTTTGCCACTGGTCTTCAAGAAGGTGAATCTGTAGGAAAAGCAGCAGCAGGTGCTGGTGGTTCTCTTGCTGGTAGTTTGCTTGGTGGAGCAATTGGACAGGCATTGATACCAGTCCCTGGACTTGGATTTGTCCTTGGTAGTATGGCTGGAGGATTCCTTGGTGGATATGTAGCAGATAGAGCCATGGAATTGGGTGAAGGAATATCAGGAAAGCAAAAACAAAAACTAAAGGAACAAGAAATAAAGCAAAAATCTTTAGTATCTGGTGGTTCATCATTTAGTGAAGTAATTAATAGGTTTGGTTCTGCAGTGGAAAAATTTGAAGCAGGGGTATCTCAAGGTCTTTTTGGTTCAATGTCAGAACAAGGTGAAGCACCAATGGAAGATGTTAGTGGAGAAGTGAAAACAGAATACATTGAGGAAGAGCCATCTGTTGACCAAGTAAGTGAAATTTACACTGCAGAAGGTGGAGATTCACCAGCACCTCATTTTACTTCTGGATTTGGAATGAGAGTTAATCCAAAAACTGGTAGGTATCAACTCCATAGTGGAGTTGATTTTGCTCATCCTAATCAAAATTCACCAGTTACTGTATTGCAACCGGGAGTTGTTGATAGTGGTTATGAAGGTGGGTATGGAAATTGGGTTGCTGTCCATCATACGGATGGAGCAGAAACATTTTATGGACACTTGAGTAAAGTCAATGTCAAAAAGGGTCAACGAATTGAAGCGGGGACAGTTATAGGCAATCAAGGAAGCACTGGAAGATCTACTGGACCACACATTCACTTTGAATATAGACCTGGTGGACCAGGAACAAAACCAGTTGATGGTAGGTCCGCTGCTTCAAAATATTTCAGATATGGTGGCAAAGTCTCAGTCAAACCAAGAAAACCTAATGATGTAGCACAGAAACTCGGAGATGTATCTACAAATTACCAACAACAAGAAAATAACCAAAGTCAAATAAAGGGAAATACTCCACAAAATAAAAATCAAATGATATCTCAAAATATTTCTCCAAATTCTTCTCAGGAAAATATTTCCACTAATACCATCAAAAGTGATACATCTCAGTTAATTGTTCCACAATCAAATCAAAATTATATTCCACAAAAAGTAAATACAATCCAATACTATCCTACATATAATCAAGCACAATCAATAACTACTATTATCCCAATATCTGTTGGATCTAACTCTCAACAAAGACCAGTAGTTATTTCTGGAGGGGGAGGTTCAAAGGAATCTACTATTGCTATTATGCCACCATCACCTGGGGAAATAACATCTGAATTAATTAAGACTATGCTACTTACAAATCTTTCAGCATCCTAATGTCAATATCTCTTAATTCATATAAACCAAAATATTTTTTAATAGAATCATTGGATCAAGAAAATACAGTTGATCTAACTAACTCTATTTTATCTGTTGATTATTATGAAGATATTTTATCTCCATGTATAACAGTAATTGCAACTTTGATGAATAGTAGTTCCATTTTGCACAATCTTCCCATTCGTGGTGGGGAAAGAGTTGCTTTTGGTTTTAGTACTCTTTTTGGTGAATTTGATTTTGAAGAAGAAAGAACTTTATATGTCAATAAAGTTAGTTCAATAGTTCAAGATAGCACTAGTGAAATGATTACTTTACATTTAGTGCCAAGAGAACTTTTATCTAATGAAACTAGTAGATGTCAAAAAAGATATAATGGAAATATAAAAAACACAGTTGAGGATATATTAAAAAATGTTTTAAATACAGAAAATTATTCTGAAGAAAATATTGAACAAACTGGAAATTCATATACGTTCATAGGAAATTATAAAAAACCATTCCATATTCTCACATGGTTATGCCCAAAAGCTATGCCTGCTATTACTGGAGGAACTTCAGGAAAAGAAGCAAGAGGAGTTGGTGGTTATCTTTTTTATGAGAATATAGAAGGATTTAATTTTAAGAGTATAGATAGTTTAACATCATCTTCTACATCTCAACAAATAAAAAAATATACTTATGGGGACGGACAAGAGGAAGCAAGAGTACTAAATGAATTCAAAATAATAAATTATACATTTGATAAAAATATTGATTTAGTGAAATCTTTACGAGTCGGTACTTATGCAAATAGAACTTATTTTGCAGATTTCTATAACCATACTCTTCAAGAATTTGATTATTTTTTGAAAGAGCAGGTAAATAACAAATTAGGAGCAGACTCGGAAATACCTATTTTAGAAGGTCTAGAAAAAGCAATATCTAGAATAATGTTTAGAGTCTCTGATAGTGGAGTTACCCCAAGTAATGAAATTAACGCAGATTCTGGTAGAGATGTTGCTGATATGGCAAAATCATATTCAAGATATAATATATTGTTTTCTCAATCTCTAAATATCGTTGTACCGTGCAATATAACCCTAAAGGTTGGAGACATCTTAGAAGCAGAATTTCCTAGAGTATCTAGAAACGACAATAAGGAATCTGATGAACAACAAAGTGGATATTATTTAATTAAAGAATTGAGACATCATTTTGAGGGTGGAACTTGTATAACTAGTCTAAGACTCTTGAGGGATAGTTATGGTCTTTCTGGAAATTAATTAAACTGGAGCAAAAAATGGAAAATAAAAAGACAATAGATGAGCATATTGAAAAAGATAAAATGATTTTAGATGATCCACTTATTTCCGCTCAAGCACGTAGACATACTGAAGATGAACTAGAATCATTAGAATCATATAAAAGAAATCATCCAAATGATGAGCATGATCCAACTTCATTGGAATTATTTTGCGATAAAAATCCAGATGCATTAGAGTGTAGGGTGTACGAAGACTGATGATAGAAGAATCTTTATTAAAATCAAATTTTATAGGAAAAGATGGATTTATATGGTGGATTGGGCAAATTGCACCCCCATCCGTTTGGAGAGATGAAAGATCCGAAATAGATTCGGAAGGGTGGGCTTATAGATGTAAAGTTAGAATTATTGGTTATCACACCTTTGATGGTGACATTTTACCAGACCAGGATTTACCTTGGGCACATGTGATGGTGGATCCAGTTGATGGAACCTCTCAGGGTGGATTAGGAAAAAGCCACAATTTAGTTGGTGGAGAAACTGCCTTTGGATTTTTCTTAGATGGTGATGACGCACAGCAACCAGTTGTTGTTGGATTAATTTTTAGAAATAAAAGTACACAAAGTTTAATCACGCCAGAACTCATAAATCAAGAAAAAAGTTCTCAATTTAGACCATTTACCGGACATCAAGGTAATATGGCTATAAAAGAAACTCAAAGAAGAGGAACGAATAAAGGAACTCAAGGAGAAGCAAGTCGTCCTTCTTCTCCACCGGCAATTGTTGGTGTGCAACCTTCTGATGATGGACCATCACCAATTAGTCAGGATTTACCTCCAAGTGATCCTTCTGCCGATCAAATATTTGATGAAGATTCTGCGTTAAATGCTGCTCTTAAAGAAAGTTTATCCATTACAATACAACGAGAAAATGGATGCTCCAATAATTCAATTGGAAAAATAACACAGGTTCTTCAAGATTTTGTTGCTTTTGTTAATGGACTTCAAAAGTTTAGAAACACTTATATTGATCCAGTTTTAAATACTGTAGTTGATATTGGGAATCAGATTAAGTCAGCTGCTTCTAAAATAGCTGGTTTATTGAAAGGCATGTTAAACATAATGAGATCAACTATAATGGGTTTGGTCTCCAAATTGTTTAGAGAATTTATTGCTTTAATTTTACCAGAACCTCAAGTGCCTACAGTTGGTGAAGCAACTAAAAATATTTTAAATTTAATTTTTTGTTTATTTGAAAAATTATTGGATGAATTGTCTGATTTTATTGAAGATATGCTCTTGGGGTTAATTGGTAGAGCAGTTAGCGTACCTTTATGTGCTGCCGAAGAATGGATTGGAGCACTTTTAAATAAGGTCACAGAATTACTTGATGATCTTCTCGCTCCAATATTTTCTGGAATTGAATGGTTAACTGGTGGTCTTGATAAAATATCCGATGTTTTATCAAAGGCATCTTCAATTGCAAACAAAATTATTAGTTTTATTGGTTGCGATGCGCTAAAATGCGAGACACCATCTGAGTGGTCTATGAATTTTGGACCTTCAGAATCGAATGGGGAAAGTTGGTCGAGAGTTTTGGACAATATGAATGTCCTAAAAACGTTTAATGGTGGAGTAGACGAAGCAGTTTCATACTTATCTGTATATGGTTTTGGTGATGGTTATTTTCCGTCTTGCTCACAAGAGGTAGTTAATGGTGATCCACCTTTAGGTGTCCGCGCACGTACATGTCGTCCCCCAACACTTTCTGTAATTGGTGGTGGAGGAATGGGAGTTTCTGCTATTCCCATTGTATCTTCTGGTGGTGAAATAATTGCTGTATCTGTTTTAGATGGAGGATATGGATTTAAAAGTACCCCTAGTGTTAGAATAAAGGATAAATCAAATTGCGGAAAGGGGGCAAGACTGCAAGCTGTGGTTGTTGAAGAATCTGTGCAAGCAATTCTAGTGATAGCACCAGGATCTGGATATGCACAAGATGATTATAGTTCAATTGCTCTTGTTCCATTTTATGTTGTTTATGCGGATAGATACTCAATAAGAGAAGGAGAAATTGTAACATTCACTGTTCAGGGGTATAATTTACAAGATCAAAATTCATATAAAGTGAGATATGAAATTTTAGGACTGGAAGAATCTGAACGTGATGGCGTAGATCTTTCGGGACAAATAACTTTAAATTCTGAAGGAAGATTTAATTTACAATTACGTCCATTTAACGATGATTCTCCAGAAGGAATTGACATTGTAGAATTTAATTTATACGATAGTAATTCAAATTATGTCGCAAGAACAATTGTGATGGTAAATGATACCAGTTTACCAACTACTATTATTCCAACAACTCTTCCAGAATCTCCTCCAGGAACTCCTGTGCCTGCAATAATTCCAACTCAAGGAATTCAAGGTCTACAAGAAACCATAGGAGATTCAATAAGATTGCAAGGAATCCAAGGAATAGCAGGAGATATGGGAATTCAAGGAATTCAAGGAATTGGCAATATTGTTGGTTCTCAAGGAATTACTGGAATTGGTGCAACTTCTATTGGGATACAGGGAATTAATGTGGGACTTGATACTAATATCCCATCCATCCAGGGAATAATTTATGATGTAATTCCACCAGGAATTGGAACTGACATTAACATTGGAGTTGGTTCTACTATTATTAATATAGGAGATCCTGGACTAATATCAGACGAAATAGAAGTAATTGTCACTGATATTATAGTATCATCTCCAGGAATTGGATATACTTCTGGGGATAGAATTGTTGTTGGTGGAATATCTACCTTTATTCCAATAATTACCGATAGGGGTTCAATAATTGGAGCCGAACCAGATCCTAGGTATCCATTCACTGTCAATAACAGTTTTTCACGCAATCCCATTTTATCTATAAATACATTGACGGGAGAAGGCGCTGCTGTTTTCCCTCTGACAGAATTGAAAAGAAAATATAAGACATCTCCAAGAATTATTAACAGAAGTGGCAACCTAAGTGTAATTGACTGCATATGAGCGAACAACAAAGAAGGGATTTAGAAGTTCATAAAAATTATAAAGTTTATGGTGGAGTTGAATCCAAAACTTTTGGAAAGACCGTAGAATGGGGGGTTGCAACTAATGGCGGACCAACAAATGATGTTCAGTCTATATTTTTGTGCGATGATGGGGATAAAATAGAAACAACTCCAAGAACTTCATTAGAAGTTGTCGGAGCAAAATGTACCGATAAAGAACCAGCAAAAGTCATATATGCAAAAAATGGAGACATAGAAATTCGTGCTCCTGGTGGTCAAATTACATTAATTGCAAAAAATATAAGAATTGTTGCAGAAGATGGTAGTGGTGAAATTACATTAAAATCTAATAAAATAATTCAAACAGATGCTCCATCTACAAAAGTTGTTGGAACAAATGTTGATATTGCCGCTAACTCTCAAGCATCTATGATGGGAGAATTTTCAGAAGTAGTTGGTGGTGTTCAGGCGTCAATGGGGACAATTACTGATTCCAAAAAGGGATCTTTTATTGGAGCACTATTAAGTATTTTGGGGAAATTTGAAAAATATTTAAAACTTTACTTACCATAAACTTATGGCTGCTACTGCTTCTATTTTTACCATTGGTGACAAATTAATTGTTGGTCAGATAGACACATCATATGCTACTGCTGGACAAAAATTACTGCCAGGAACCACTGTATTAAATGGACCTGTATTTGTTGGAGCAACTCCGCAGGCAGGAGTTGCTCGTGCTTCTTGTATGATTGGACCTCCATTGGGTCCTTCTATTCCAGCTTCATTGGAAGTGACTGGAATTAGTAATATTATTGGCAATCTTAATGTTCCTGCCATTAGTAATTTTACTGGCGTTGCTAATTTTGGAGCACTTGTCACTATGAATTCCTTGGAAATAAAACAAGGAATTGATTTAAAAAACTCTCAAGATTTTGGAAATGGACAAACAGTAAGAAATTCTAATGCGATAGTTAATGGTGCTTTGACTGTCTCTGGTATAATTAATTGCGGTTGGTTGACTGGACAGCTTGAAAGTATTCGAGCACTTGCAGGAAAGGGATTTGATATTCCACATCCAACAAAAAAAGAACATCGTTTGAGATATATTTGTTTAGAAGGACCAGAAGTTGGTGCATACATTAGAGGAACTTTAAATGGTTCTGATATTATTGAACTTCCAGAATACTGGAGAAAACTGGTTTATCCGGAATCGATTACAGTAAATTTAACTCCAATTGGTCAATATCAAGAATTATATGTAGAAGAAAATATAGAATGGGGAACAAGAATCAAAGTAAAAAATAACTCTGGAACTAAAATACATTGCCATTACACTGTCTTCGCAGAAAGGGTCACTCACGATAAACTACAAACAGAATATAGGGGATTGACACCGTATGATTATCCGGGCGATAATAGTGAATATGCGTTAGGTGGTTGGGATTATGCAGTACACAAAGGAGAACCTAAAACATCAGATTTATGAAATTTTCCCAACAATAATTTATAGGGGAGAAATACCTTGCCACAAAGAATTCAAAGAAAAATATCAACAAGAACTTTGTGAGTATTGGCATTATGCTGAGGATTTGCCAAGAGAAGAATTACAATCTCCAGAAAATTCTGGAAGATATTTTTTACACCACGAAGAAAAATATAAAATTTTTTTCGAGTGTCTTTCAAATAATGTTCGTCAATATTTAAAAATTCTTGATGTTGATGATACATTATTAAATGTTCATATTACAAAATCTTGGGTCAATATTCATAAAGACGATTTACCTAATATAAAAACACATATTCATAATTGCAGTGATATATCTTTTTGTTATTACCTAAACTCAGATGAGACTTCAGATAAATTGTGCTTGCATCAGCAAAATAATAATAATGAGGTTTCCGACTTTATGTTTCAAACCACAATTAGTGGGAAGTATAATTTAATAAAAAAATATAATAAGTATAATTGCAATAATTATTATGTGAGTCCAGTAGAGGGAACTGTTGTTTTATTTCCTAGTAATATGATGCATTCAACAGTACAAATGCACGAAAGGAAAAAAGATAGAATTTCTTTATGTGGAGATATAACTCTAACTTTGAGAACAGATTATTTGAAGTGTGAGTATAGTAGGTTAGACCCCTCACTGTGGAGACAATTCTAAATACTACTATGAATAATATACGAATAGAATGAAA